GACGTAGATCGATGTCAGGTGCGGCCAGATGTTACGCACGAGAGTCGAATCCGTGGGGAGTACGACGTTGCCCTGCCCGGGCTGGTTCAGGGTGTTCTGCCATGCCGCCGAGATCGGGAACAGGACCGCGCGAACGATCCCGGTCCGCAGGTCGCACGCCTCGAACCGGACCACGCACGACGCGCAGCCACAGCCGGGGTTCTCCGCCGGGCTGGTGCTCATGCGACCAGCACCGACGGCCTGAAACACACCTCGGCCTGACCGTCGTCCCCGGCACCGAACGCGAGGAGACGAACCTCGTTCTCGCCCTCGGGCATACAGAACTGAGTCGTGTCGCCGGACAGGAACGACGTACGGTCCGCACCGGTGTCGGTGACGGCGGTCCCGTTCTGGGTGTTGATGATGATGGTCTGCCCGGTCTCGATCACGGCGTTGTAGTCGATCCGGGCCCCGGTCGTGATGTTCTCGACCGCCGGGTTCGTCAACTGGCCAGTGAGGGCGATCGTGGGACACGCGCACTCGGTGCCGATGTTGTCCATGATCACGCCCGCGCCCGAGGGTGACTCGTCGGGCGGCTGGGTGAAGCACATCCCAGCATCGGTCAGGCATAGGCCGTTGGTCGCGTCGAGGCAGACCTCGCCCAGCGTCGGCAACCCGGGCTCCAGGATCGCGCACTCCTCGCCGCTCCCGGGGGTGCCGCACTCGTCCAGGATGTAGAGCCGGTGATCCTGGGAGTCGAACCGCAGCGTCGCCTGCCGACACCCCGACGCCGATCGGGGCGTCGTGTCGAGGAACACGCGGGGGCGGCCGATCACCCCGAACGGGCCCGTCAGCGACCGGTCAACGAGCCCGGTCTCGGGGTCCTCCTCGCCGTGGCAGTCGGTGAAGATCACCAGCTCGGTTGTGCCGCAGTGACGCGACCACGCCTTAGACAGCTCCCGCCACCTGCGCGGCACCGTCCCGCACACCGAACAGTCGCCCTGTGGGCACACCGTCACTTCCTCCAGGGTGACGATCCGGTTCTCGTACCAATCGGACCCGAACCGGACCCCGTCGCGCTGGGGGAAGGTCACATCGGTGGTGCGCAGCACGGGCATCCCGAGCCCGTCGGGCTTGAACGACAGCTCGCCGATCGGGTGCGGTGTCGCGTCGCCGGAGCCGTCGATGCACAGCTCGGGCTCGTCGTCGCAGCCGCCTGACAGATAGATGTCGTTGAGGCGTACTCCCCAGGGCATATCAGAACGCTCCGCTCGTTCGTACGCCCGCACCGACCGCGTATTTCAGCGACCACGTGATGTCCCGCAGGAGGTCCGCTCCGGCGGCCGGGCCGTTGTTGATGAGGGTGATGTTGTTGGTCTGGTTCCCGCCGGTCGCCTGCGCCCCGGCGACCATGCGCCGTGACTCGCTGTTACTGAACACCGACGATCCGCCGGGCAGCGCCAGTAGCTCGGGGCCGCGTTCGCCGACGACCGCGAGGCCGCCGCCGAAGTTGCGGACACCGCTGGCGAAACCGGGGATGTTGGGGAGGTTGATCGCCGGGATCCGGTTGATCGCCGAGATCAGGGAGTTCACGGCCTCGATCGCGCCGTTGATCAGGGAACGGATCGTGCCGACCGCGCCGGACAGCCCGGAGGACAGGCCCGACCAGTTGATGTTGAGGCCGCCCCGGAGACGGCCGATGAACCCGAGGATCGAGGACACGCCTCGCGACACGATCCCTGTGATCCGTGACCACGCCGACGACACGGCCCCCGAGACAGCGGAGAACCCGGAGACGACAACCGAGCGTACGCCGGAGATCGCGCGGCCGACCGCGCCCCGGATCGAGGCCCACGCCCGGATCGTGATCGATGAGACGGTTGCCCAAGCTGCGGACACGGTCGCCCGGATCCCGGCGACCACGGACGCGATGGTGTTGCGGATCGCGGCCCATTGGGTCCGAGTGGATGCCGCGAGCCGGGTCCATGCCGCCTGTCCAAGGTTGGCGAGGGCGGTGAACACCGCGCGGGCCCGGTTGACCTGTGCAGTCACGAGCCGGATCGCGACGGTCAGGACCGTCGCTGTGGCCGTCACAACGAACCCGAGAGCCTGAAACACGACGCCCGCCGACCGGGCCCCGCCGAACGCTTGGAACAGCTCCTGTAGGGCCGGGAGGACCTCGCGGAACCCGTTCATGATCGCGTCGAACCAGGGTTGCATGACCTGTTGCGCCTGGGTGAGTCCGGCGATCATGTTGGTGATAGCGGGAATGATTCCCAGAATGCCGACAGCGAGCGCCGCGAACTGCTCCGGGTCGATCGCCGACGACAGGGTGATCAGGCTGTTCGCGATCGACTCGAACAGCGCCGGTAGCCGGTCACCGATCTCGGTCAGGATCTCGTTGAACACCTCGGTCACCGGGCCGATCGCGGGGCCGAGAGCCTCGAACGCGCGCCCGAGCTGGGAGGCGAACACTGTGACCACAGGGGCCATTGCGGCGAACGCGTCGCTGAGAGCTGGGGCGAGCCCGTCGAACGTACGCCGCGCGAACTCGGCGATGCTGGTCAGGGTCGACTCGAACGGGATAGCCATCTCCCGCAGATCCCCGGCGATCCCGGCAAAGACCTCCTGAAACGCCGCACGTACCTGGGGTGCCTGTGCCGCGAACACGATCCCGAGCCCGGCGAGCCCGGCACCGAAAGCGGTGATGAACGTCCCGGCCGCCAGGGTCCCCGCGAGCGGCATCGCCGCCACGATCGCGGTCACGACCCCGATACCGATCAGCGGGGACCCGATGATGCCGCCTTGGATCGCGCGAGAGAACCCGGTCGCGATGTTCGATGCGCCGTCGATCAGGGACCGCGAGAACGACCGGTTGAAGTTCAGCCCGAAGTCAGTCCCGGACTCGTCACCGACCCGGGCAAACCCCTGCCGGAGCTGGCTCGACGCGCCGCGTACGGCCTCGGTGAACCGGACCCGGTCGACCTCGGCCCCGATCCGGATGCTGTTCTCCACCGCCCGCAGCTCCAGATTCGCGCGGCGTACGGCCTGTTGGAATGAGGCGGTGTCGAGGTCGCCCTCGATCCTGGCAGCTTCGAGGGTCTGCCGGAGCTGAAAGTTCGCTTGCTGCGCGGCACGCAAGAACGAGGCGTCATCGAGGTCCGCGCCGATCTCGACGTCACCGACGAACTTCTCCAGCTCCTCGTTCGCCTCGCGAGCCGCCGCCCGAAACGACGACTCGTTCAGCTCGGCGTCTACCTGGATCTCGGCCCGGTCAACGGTGACCACCCCGTCACACCCCTCTCACTTCTGGTTCTTCGTGTCGCTGAACTTGTCTTTCAACTGCTGGTTGTCCCACGTCCGCAGGTACGCGTAGTCGTGTGCCGCGTTGAGGTACTTCCGCATCTGGGAGGGCGTCTCCTGAGAGATGATCGCGATGTTGCGGCGGTGCAGGATCCACACCATCTCGACCCACGACCACTCCCGCCACCTGAGTCCCTGCTCGTTCCATCCGGAGACGAGGTCCGGCCAGATCGACCGCGCCGCGCCCCAGATGAGAGTCAGGGTTCGGTAGGGAAACCCGTCACCTCCTCCATCAGCTTCGCGGCGAGCCGGGCCAGCACCATGGGGCCGTACCGGCGCTCGGCGAGGAACGGCTCGCGGTCGTCTTCGTTGTAGAGGAGCCCGGCGACCGCGCCGCGTACGGCCTCGACCAGCTCGGCGGCCTCGTCCATGTCGATGTCGCCCGGTTCGCGGTTCTCCCACCCGGCTACGGCCGACTGGACCGCAGCCCAGGCGTCTACCTCGGGGTCAGGGTTGAAGTGCCACAGGTGCTCCTCGCCGGGCCCGAGGCGGATCGGGATGGGCCGGAAGTCGAACCCGATGTCGACGGCGTCCCGCTCGACCCCCATATCGATGGGCGCGCGACGCGCTACGGGGGTCTGTGCGGCCTGCTGCGCCTTGGGTGGGGTCTTGGGCCGTCGGTCCTGCGCGGGGCGCTTACGGGCCGCCGCAGCGGACGGGGTCAGCGGCTTCGACTGCCGCTTGCTCCGGGTCCCGGTGTCCTCGGTGGTCTCGACGCTGGTCTCTGTGGAGGTGGTCTCAGTCATGGGCACATCCTAGATAGCGACTAGTTCGAGAACGGGGTCTGTCGCACCGCGTTCGACATGAAGTGGGTCGCCCGGGTTCCCTCGCGGCCGATCTTGCGGGCGATCGGGAACGCCGCATCCGGGTTGATCCCCTTGTATCTGGTCCACCTGCGGATCGCGTCCACCGGCGGCATCCGGCCGGGGCCCCGGCCACGCTCCACAAACAGGGAGTACGGGACGTCGGCGACCACCGTGAACCCGGTCGCGAACCGGCCGCCCCTGGTTCGTTGCTGTGTCACCTTGATCGATCCCCGGAGCTGACCCGACGCGACGGGCGCGAGCTGACCAGCACGACGCGCGATCCGGTCGGCGTGCCTGCGGGTCACCCGGATGATCCCGCCGTCCGGCCGCAGCATCTTCACCATCACGTCGTTCGGGTTGACCCCGTCCGTCACGGTTGCCATGTCAGCCGCCGGAGACGTCTACGGTGATCCGGGCCGCGAGCATGGAGCATCCGCCCTCGGGGTCGGAGTCCACGGCGAGATCGCGCCACCGCATCGACATCCCGGGGCAACAGGTCAGGGCCTGCCACACGATGTTGAGGTCGCGGCCGAGGTCCTCGGCGGCCTGCTCCTGATCCTCGATCGTGGGGAGTTCGATCCCGTCGGCGGTCTTCGTGACCGTCGGGTAACAGCGCGTCAACACGATGGTGAAGTCGGCGGCGACCGCACGCTGTCGGCACGGGTAGACCTGCGTGACCCGATCCAGCGTCCGAACGTCGGCCGGATACATCGTCTCGAAATTGATGGTCAGGTCACCGGTGATCCCGGAGCCGTCCTCGCACTCACAGCACGGGCCCACCAGCGGCGGCCCAATCGTCGGGTAGCAGTTGCACGCCGGGCGCTCCGCTTCCTCCAGCGCCGCGCACACACAGTCGAGGAGCTGCGACGCGACCACGTTCAGGTCAGCTACCACAGCAGCCACCGCCACGCACCGAGACAAACAGCCCGTTGGGTCCGAGCCCGTTGCCGGTGTGGCCGGGCACCACGAGATCCGGCGACCACACCCGGCCGGGCAGGACCGCCGAGGCGGGGTTCACGGCCGCGATCCAGCCGGTGACCTCGGGAAGGAGGTTGTTGATGTCGGAGTCGCGGAGGGTGATGGTGACGCCCTGCGCAGTGACCTGGGTTGCGTTCTTCGGGATCCGGCATTTCTTGTCGCCCCGGCACGCCCGGACCAGCTCACACACCAGCGTCGCGGCGACGTCGAGGGCCCACGAGTCGGGCTCCTCCCCCACCACCGCGTCGACACAGAACGTCCCGGCTTCACCGCACTCGGCCCACCGGGAGTCACGCCCCGGGAACCGGCCCGGCGGCGTACGCCACAGGGTCTGTTTCTCGATGTCGAAGCGCCACAGCTCGGGGTCGAGGGTCGCGCCGCCGACGTGCACGTTCGTCACCGAGGTGACGTACATGCCGTTGGGGCCCTGGAGTCGGATCCCGTCGGCACCTCCACAGCACCACGAACGACAGGTCGAACAGGGCCCCAACGGACGCAGCTCGGCGGCACAGACACCGATGCGGTATCCGGACCACCGCGTCATCATGTCGGACACCTTCGCGATGATCTGCTCTATGCGGTCGGCGTCCGCCGGGGACTCGGCGGGTGACTCATCGAGCGGGGGGCAGCAGTCCGCCGGATCGATCGGCCAGACGCAATCCAGAACCGGCACTACTGCCCCCTCATATCGATGATCGTCACTACGGGATTCTCGTAACGGGTACGGGAATCATTACGGATTGCGGTCAGGCCGCAACCGGCGACTCGGCCGGGGACTCGTCGCTGACACACGGAACCGGCGGCTCCACCGTGTCCACGATCCCGCACACGTCCGGCGGCACCGCGCCCGTGAACTGGAACCGGTGACAGCCCGACGGCAGACAGTCCGTAAGCCACTCGGCGTCACCCGTGGCCGGGTCACACGCGAGCGGGATCGGACCCGACCCGAGCGCGTGCGCGGCCTGCGTGTTGCCGGTCAGCCGGATCACGTTGTCCTCGCTACCCGGGTCGCCGTCCTCGGTGAGACGGGCGTCCTTGACCGGGTAGACCCGGACCCACCGCTGACAGCCGGGGTCGGTGCTGGTCGGGTCGCAGGCGTCACCGCCGAGGATCTCCTGCCACACGACCACCGCGACGTTGAACCGGTCCCGGGTGCAGTCGCTCCACCCGATCGCGGCCCCGTTGTGCATGACGGGCTGTGCGCCGCCCGCCTGCGCGACCCACTCGGGATCGAGCCACTCGAAATCGACGTTGACCTCGATCGACGTCAACGACTGCACACCGGGGATCTGAACCCGGATCGAGCCGTCGGCGCACCGCTTGGTGAACTCCTCGCCCTCATCGATGTTGTCCGAGGTCGACAGCCCCGCAGGGCATGTGTCGATGTAGCCGGTCCCGGGTCCGTAGATCGGGGACAGGCAGTCGTCCAGGAGGAACAGACCAATCTCCCGGATCCGTCCCCGTACCGGGGTATCACACTCAGCCATTTCTCTATCTCCTGTAGGTCAGTCGGCTTAGGCGGCCGGGGACTCGTCGGGCGGCACCGGGCAGGCGGGAACCGTCGCGTCGATGGACAGGTTGATGCACTGGTCGAACGCGACGATCCCGGCCCGCAGCGCGTACGCCGAGACGTCGTTCTTCCGGATGTCGACGCCCTCGGTCGTGGTAGGGGCGTTGACGGCGGCCCACACGGTCCCGGTCGCCCAGAACCGCACGAGGTCGTCGGCGGGGTCCTCGTAGCCCGGGGACACGATGACCCTCGACCCAGCCGGGGTGAACCCGTTCGCGTCGATGAGCTGCGCGTTCCCGAGCCACGTCGCACCCTTCGGGCTGACGTGGATCCAGACCCGCTCACCGAACCCGGTCGCGGCCGCAGCCGCTTCGAGGCAGGCGAGCGCCGTCACGATCGCCTGTGCCCCGGCGGGGACGACACCCAGGGCGGTGGCGTCGTCCAGCTTCGGGGCCCCGGTGTCGGCAAGGTCCGACTGGAGTTGACGGCCCATCGCCCATTCGGTCGTCGCGTCCAACCGGCCGACTGCGAAATCGACGTGGTTCAGACGGGACAGGGTCGAACAGGTCGAGCCCTGCTCGATCGGGAACGAGGGGAACTCCTCGACCTGTGCACGGTGCGCCTCGTCCACGGCACTGATGCACTTGTTCCGGACGATCGGCTCTCCGCAGCCGTAGAACGGGACCTCTAGCCCGAACTCCCACCCCTCGGGAGGGGTGACAGCAGCGGCGAGGATGCCGCCCCGCGAACGGGACGGCTCCAGCACCGCAGGCGTCTTAGGTGTGAACGTCGTCACGGGACGACCTCCTCTCAGCTACGCCTCTAGCTCAGAGGGCGGGGGACTCGTCGGCCGGGCACGGGGCGGAGTTGCAGACCTCGACCGGGTTCATCAGGTGCTTGGCGTTGCAGACCCGCGCGAGGAGACCCTCGAACGACTCGGAGAACGCGGCGAGCTTGTTCTGACGGTTCAGGTCGTGGTCACGGATCTCCGTACCCAGGTCGAGCGTGCCGCCGTCGAGGAAGCTGAACGAGCCCTCGGGGAACAGGATCCCGTCGGCCACGGCCGGGAGGGGCGTCAGCGGGCCGTCGACCTGACCGGGGCTCTCCTCCTCGATCGGGTTCACGTCGGGGGTCCACACGGGGGTGATGCCCTCGTTCGCGAACGCGGCGGCGATCTGCGCGTTCGTACGCTCGATGTCGTCCGAGGCGAGGCGGCGGGCCCGCAGGTCCATCCGCATCGCGGTCTGAACCCACTCGGGCAGGACGTAGGTCATCATGATGTCGCGGTAACGCTGGTCCTGACGGATCGTCGCGGCGGCCTGCGCGGCACCGTTGAGGACGGTCAGGTAGACCGAGCCGGTCGCCTCGACGTCGTGGTTGGTGACGCCCGGGGCGGTCACCATCTTGTTGAACAGCGCGACCTCAGCGATCCGAGCCTGGAACGCGGCAACAGCCTGGAGCCACGCGGCCCACTGCTCCGGCGCGAAACGCTGCTGAAAGTTGCCGATGGTGAGGCACGCGTAGATCGCCTCGACGTTGGTGCGGATCGAGTCCTCACACTCGATTTCGAGGCACTGCTTCCACGTGGTCTCGTCGTTCGGGTCTACGGCGGCGTCCTCCTCACAGGTCCACAGCGCGGCACCGGTGGAGGGCAGGCACACCGGCGGGAACGTCTCGACAGCTCCGGCGGTCTCCGCGCCGAGGGTCGGGAGAGCGTCCCGGATCGGGCGGTACTGCGAGGAGTACACGGGGTTGTCGCGGATCGGCTCCGCGAGCGAGCAACAGCCACCCGAGGCGGCCACGGCGTCGACGCCGAGGAGTGACTCGACCAGACGCGTGTTCCCGGAGATGTTGCCCGGGAGGGTCCGCTCGGCGGCGAACTCGGTGGAGACGCGGACGACGCGCTCCTTCCCGGCCTTGATGGAGCCGGACGCGCGCTTGAATGCCGCGCCGATGTCGTACCAGGTGGCGTCGTCGTTGCGCTCGCCGCCGAGGGTGACCGAGATCGTGGTGTCGGCGTGCCCGGTGTCGGGCTCCTTCACGATCGTGGTCGAGGTCTTCGGGGCGAGCCCGAGCCGGGCGATCGCCTCGGTGATGGGGAGGACCTTCGCCGAGGCGGACACGGTGTCGTCCTCGTCGCCGGGCTCGTCCTCGGTGCCCTCGGGGGCGTCGGGGTTGGGGATGTCCTTGAGGAGGTCGTCCACCTCGGCGGCGGCGGCCTGCTCGGCGGCCTCGGCCTCGGCTACGGCCTGCGACGCGAGCTTGTGGGACTCCATCAGGGAGTTGAGGGCGGCGAGGTCGCCGGACTTCTTGTTGGCGTGCAGCTCGCGGGCGATGGTGTCGCGCGCGGCCGACAGCTCGGCGGAGGTCGGGGCGTTGTCGGAGCCGACGCGGCCGAGGATTTCGAGTGCCTGCGTGATGTTCACGGCGGGACCTTTCTGCACAAGTTGAGTGGTCTTTGTGCGGTCCCACCGCAGGCGGTTCGGATGGTTGGGCACGTCCCACGTGCCACACGAACCCCATTCCTGACGGCACCTTAACACCGGGCGGGGCGTACGCTGGAGGTTTCCTCTCCCCATTAGTTGACAGGTCGTGGACTAACGGGTAGTGTTCTACCTGTCGGGCCGAGAGGCGGCCCCCGAGCCCGGGAGGGCCCCATGTCTGTTCTCAACACCCCCAACGAGGTCGCCGCCCACGTTGCCGCCCACGGCCACCAGGGCATGGCAGCGCTGGAGCGTGCCGGGTTCTGGCAGTCCACCGTCCACCGCGCGATCGAGATGCGCCTCATCCGCGAGGTCCCGCGCCTCGGCGGATACGTCGCCTCCACCGACGTCACCCGGTCGGTTCTCGGCGACACCGTCGCCAGCCTCTGACCCCGGTCGGGCCCGCAAGGGCCCGGCCCGCCACCACCGAACACACCACACCCGCAGGAGCCCCCGATGTCTTTCATCCACGTCAGCGAGCACTACACCGCCCCCCACCGCCACGACACCGCCGCCGAGGCTCGCGACTGCGAATACGCCGCCGCCTGGGAGGACGCTCACGCCGACGTGCCGACCTGCTCGATCTGCGACGGCATCGGCCACGGCTACCCCGGTGCCGGTCCCTGCCCCCTCGAATGCGACCCGATCGCCTGGATGGAGACCGAGGCCGACGAGGAACGCGCCGCCGCCATGACCCGAATGCTCCTGTCCGCCTGACCACCACCCCGAGAGGAACCAGCCATGCCGAAGCTCGCCCCCGGCGCAACGATCCGCGCCAACAACAGCACCCACGGACTCGCGCCCGCCCGCGAGATGGGCCCGGACGAGATCGTGACCAAGGTCGAGCCCTACGACCTGTCGATCTGGACCGACGCCGGGAACTACCACCTCGGCGGCACCTACATGATCGTCCGGAACGTGTCGGCCTGCTGCGGAGAGTCGTTCTCCCGGCCCTCGCGCGACGCCGAGTGGACGTGTGACAACTGCTACAAGGTCTGCCCCTGACACACCGACACGAGAGCCCCCAGCCGATCGGCTGGGGGCTCTCCTGCTGTCCGCCTACTCGGTGGCGGTGCCCGTGTCCTCGGCGGGCTCCGGGAACTCCAGCACCTGACCAGCGACCAGCGCAAGAGCCGTGGACATCTGGTCGAGCTTCGCCTCGATCGCGTCCAGCTTCGCCGCGAACACCTCGCCGCCCTCGTGCACGATCGTGGTGTTGTTGACCGGCGCATCGCTGGTCGCCTCGATCTCGGCCGCTTCCTCCTCCGGGTCGATCTCCTCCCCGAGGACCATCGGCTCGGGCCCCGTCATCGCGGCACCCGACGCGGCGACCGGCCATGCCTGCGTCGGCACGAGGTGAGCACCCACGACGTTGCGGCCGTGCCGGGTCGGGGACATCTCGACCGACGCACCCATGGTCATGGCGCGGTGGAGCTGCGCATCGGTGATGTCCGGCATCACGACCCCGGCGATCAGCATCCCGGCCGGGTCGTCGTAGCCACGCACGGCCGCAAAGATCTCGCGGCCGTCCTCGTACTTTGCCAGCTCGTGAGAGGTGACGCCCGGCTTCATCATGGACTCGGTCGAGGCGTGCAGCCCGAACATCGTCAGCGCCCCGAGACGGATCGTGGTCCCGTCGGAGAGGCGGCGCGGCATCCCCGAGTTGAAGCGCCGCAACTGCGGGTCTGCGTCGCCCGGGTAGGTGAAGCACTGCGTTCCGTACTTCGGGTTGGGGTGGCACACACCGGCGGGCGCAGCGGTCCCGAAGATGTGACGCAGGCCGTTCTCGTCCGGCGGCATGATCGTCAGCGGGCCCGGCTTCGGCTTCGCGACGTACTTCGCGGGGATCTCGTCCACTCCGGCGACACCGATCGAGGCGGCCACTGCGTCGTCAGGCTGCGAGGTCTCGCCGTAGACGCGTTCGAGCCCGGAGATCGTGCCGACGATGGTGCCGGTGTGGTCGCCCGCGTCGCGGTTCCAAATGATCGGGATCGGGAGCGCGGCCTCCCACGTGAAGGAGTCCAGCGGGAAGAACCGCATATCGCCGGTCCACAGGCCCTCGAACGTGATCGGGCCGGTGATGTTGCCGTCGTCGTCCAGGGTCGGGTTGGCCTTGACGAACGCGGGCGTGTCCACCACGGCGAGGTGCTGGATCATGAACGGCACGTCGGCGAGGAGCGCCTCGGCCTCCTCCCACTTCTCGGCCGCGATCAGCTCGTCAAGGAGTTCCTTGTCGGGCATCTTCTCGGAGTCCATCGATGCGCCGATCGAGACGCGGGCGAGGCCCTCGGCGAACAGCTCGCGGACTCGGCCGATCGCGGCGGCGGTCTCGGGGTCGTCGGAGTCGTGCAGGTGGCCACCGGTGGCGACGATCGCGGCGGTCCCGGACTCGTCGGGGTCCGGGTCGTCGGCCCCCTCGTCGGGGTCGTTCTCGTCGGGCTCGTCGGTGTCGTCGTCGGCCGCCAGCTCGGCGGCCGGGTCTACGTCGAGGTCCTGGGCGGGGCAGTCGCCGCACGCCTCGAACTCGGCGATGTCCCGGTTCAGCCACGTTGCGAGCTTCGCGAGGTTGGCCTCGTCGGGGACCGACCCGTTCTTGATCCGGGTGAACAGCGACGGATAGAGCCCGGTCTGTGCCGAGACCTCCACCCAGTTCAGGGGCTTGTCGTGTCCGGCGAGCTTGGCGAGCGCCGTACGGCGGTCCTCCAACGCTGCCAGCAACATGCGCGCATCGATTTTCATGCGGCCGATCGTACGCCCGCAATTTGCAGGCAGGAAGGATCAGGCGGCCGGGTTCTCCTCGGTGGGTCGCGTAAATCGTCCGGTGCGGGTGTCTCGCCAACGGATCTGTAGTTGACACATGCAGTGCTGGTAGTTGACGTCCTGGCGGGGCAGGACCTCGAACGCGTCGACCTCACGTTCACGGCGGCCGTTCATCGCCCTGTGCGGCTCGTACACGCCGCCCTGGAGCCCGGGGAACCAGCGCCACGTGTAGGCGTCCGGGATCACCCCCACACGCTCCAGAGCGGCCGAAACGATCGGTCCCTGTGCCATACCGGGCACGTCAGGCACCCCCGGCGGTGTCGATGATCCGCTGACGCTGGTCGGCGGGCAGCGGCTGCGCGATCTCGGATGAGAGGGTGTCGAGGACGTGAGCTGTCATCGCGTCGAGGAGCGCCCGTGTCGAGGCGGCGGTGTCGGCGTCGGACCAGATCGGCGCGGCGTCCGCGCCCAACAGGTCGGCGATCTGCTGCTGAACGGTCACGACGCGGCGACGCCACCACGCTTCGATCCCGGCGAGTGCCTGCGACACGATGTCTTCGACCTGGACCCCGGCACCTTCGAGGACGCCCTCGCCGAGGAACGCGGCGACCTGGTCGTTCGGGACGTCCCTCGGGACCTTCGCGCGGAGGTCGCCACGGGTGCGGGCTTTCGCGCCGACCCGCTCGCGGGCGCGTTCGGTGGCCTGCTGGGTGAGGCCCCCAAGCTCGGCCAACAGGGTGGAGTCGATCAGGGCGAGATCCTCGGACAGGCGGTCCAGCTCGGGGCGTGTCATCGGTTCGTCCTCCCGGGATCCGATCGAGGCGGTCGCCGGTCCTTCGCTGCCCGGCTGGGTGATCACGGGCCCGGTCCCGAGCTGCCCGAGGCGGATCAACAGCGACAGGTCGTCCTCGGTGAGTTCGGCGTCCTCGGGGATCCCGAGGACCTCGCGGAGGTAGGCGAACCCGATCGCGCCCCGGTCAAACGCGGCCTTGGCGTCCTCGACGCTGGAGCGCTTCGCGAGCATCTCCGTCGGGTCGGGGGTCACCTTGACCTCGGTGCCCTCGGAGAGGATGAACGTCAGCGCCTCACAGGCCACGGCGGCGACCAGCTTCGCGACGGGCTCGATGTGGGAGCGGTAGCGGTCGGCGTCGAAGAACTCGGCGGTCGCACGGCTCGGTGCCTGGAGACCTAGCAGCAGCTCCGGCGGGATCGGGAGCCCGAACGCGAGCCGCTTGATCGCGGCCGAGATCCGGTCATCGATGCGTTGGTCGTACGGCATCTCCGGGACGATCCAGTCAACCGGGCCCCGAGTGGTGTTCATCAGGGACTCGGCGGCGCGCAGCGAGATCGGGCCGGATGCACCGGGGTTCTTGATCTCGGCTTGCAGGGCCTCGTTCCACGCATCCCAGAAGTTCGAGCCGTTCGCGAACTCCACGTTGTCGGCGGTCACGATGATCCCGCGCATCGCGGCACGGTTGCGTGACTGGCCACGCGAGACCAGGGACAGCCACACCAGTTCCTCTAGGACGTCGATGACGCCGAACAGGGGTGCGTC